CGAGCCGAGCCTTCTCCTCAGCGAGTGCTTTTCCCACAGGGTCGAACGAGTGACTCTCCTTAAGTGTGAACCTCTCGATCAGCCGTTGCGCTCGTTCGAGTTGCCGCTGAAGCTTATACGCTTGGTTCTTGAGGGGTACTCGAGATCCCATAATGCTCAGCAGGATCTTGTCTCGGATATTCTCCCAGATCGGATCGTCGCATGAGCCGTCCTGTCTCTCAGCACTGACAACAGACTTCATGGTATCGGTGATGAAGATCTGCAATCGTTGAGGTGTCGCGGGAGACTCATCAGTCCTTCCCAATGAGTCATACCTTGAACGACGATTGGCATTGCTGAGCACGTCGAAGGCAAGCTTTACCTCCTCGAACTTTACGCGATCCCCGCCTTCTTTGTCAGGATGATGCTTGGCAGATAGTCTGCGATAGGCTGATCTAATCTCGGCCGCAACTGCATCCTTCGATACGCCTAGTACTCGATACGGGTTCATCCCCAATGCCCCGTGATGACCGGTCCCAGAAGTTCACCGTCGAACTCAAGCACCTTGAACAGTTGAGGCCACCACCATTGACCTAAACCATAGAATGATCCACCGATGAAGCAGACAATACCGTATAGGAGCCAGAAGAGAACTGCAACCACGGTCGTCACCACAAGCACGAACAGTGCTGGGACCCTTACCGTGATCGTTCGCCACGCCTGGTCTCGAGTGAGCAGTAGTCTACCGAGAACAGCGGATGCGAGACATAAAACCATGATGAGGAGATAGGTCATGGGTTCGTAAGTCCTTGTGCTTGATTGAAGGCCTTGACCCGAGCACGAGTGTCATCGATGCTCTTCCAGGTCGCAGCAAGCTTCGAGCGGCAATCATCACCAACCTCGAAGGAGTCAGTGATGAGTTGAGCGATGTCCTTGTCGGAGTTGACCGGTCGACGCTCGAGACGAGCCATACACTCACGAAGTGCGGGATCGGGTTCGGCGAAGACCAGTTTCGTCTTAATGACCAGGTCGCTGACCGTCTTGGGGTGCTGGTCCCCACAGGCCGTCAAGAGTGCTGCGGACGACAGGAGACACAGGAGCTGTAGAGGATGGTGCCGACTGGATTGCATGGGAGATCTCCTTGTAGTGGACAGTGCGAGCCTGAGAAGCATGACGCTCTTCAGTCGCAATGTCCTGGTTGGCGGTGTGGATCTGGTTCTCGGTTATCCGAGTATTCTCATTGTTCTTGTTGGTCTGGATCAAGACTTTCTTCTGTTCCTCGAGAGTCGCTTTGTCTCGCTGCAGCTGAGCGTTCTGCGTCTCGAGGTCAGTGATGTGCTGAAAGAATTGATTGATGAAGCGGATGGCAAAGAAGATACCGACAGCGATGACGATGCCCAAGATAGCGAGCAGGATCATCTTGAAAGTAATCTGCTTACCGAAGGCACTGAACGCAACCTTGGCTAGGAAACCTGCAAACACCTTATTTCTCCTGTGGAATGTGTTCGGCATAGAGTCCAGCCACCCAGACAACCAGAGGAGGGCTAGCCCGATATCCAGCATGCCAAACCGTTTCGATGGTTCCGGAGGCATTGATGCGCTTCAAGATACCTCGTAGTCGGGAGATGTGGACATCGAATATCTTCGGCTCGGGACCGCCGTCAGGGCGATCACCGTAGATGAGTTGGTGGAACGTAGCTCGGGAGATAACGGCCGGAGCTCGCTTCACGAGGATGTATAGAATGGTGGCGAGGCGATGAGTCATGCCATGCTTGAGAGCCATCAGAACACCGAGTTCCTGACTTGATCCTGTCAAGGCACCCAACTGCTGTCTCAGAAGTTCGACTTCTTCAAGCAGTTGTTCGCGTGATAACTCGTCCATTATGCCACTGTCCCGCCCGGCTGGTTGATGGTACTATGATACTTCCTGGCAACCTTTTGGTCAACGGGAACCTTAATCGCCCTTCACATCGACGCATAATGGCATGATCAGCGCACGTCAGGACATCGCTCAGGCGTCAGTGCTAGGCGTTGTGCGTTACTACACCTAAGGGACTAGCGCGACACGACCTCGGCAGTGTATTCTAATACCACCACTACTCGATCCTCTTCGACCCTCGATGGGCACTCCCTTGCCACGGCAGCGGAAGACGTGGGCATGGATAACGCTGAGCCAGCCATCAGGAACCTTCGAGTGGGTCCACAGGGTGTCTAGGAAGGTAGGACTTGAGATCCAGTGTTCGGGATGATGTGCGAGTAGACCAACGACCAGCTTGTGTTCTTGGTCAGTCAGGCGGATGACGCGATCACCAACTCTCACTTGTTTACGGCACCACTGGCCGTATGACATCGAGACGAGCCCGTTATCCATCGTGCCAATTGGGTATCGGCCAAAGCGGAACAGGAACTTTGTGACCCTTGAGGTTATGAGTGCAGTCACCCTGGAACTGGATGATCCCGTCTGTCACGAAGAAGTGACAAACACCGCAGGCCCAGAACACACCATCCCGCTCGGGGTCATCTCCCTTACAGATGCAGGGGTGAGCTTCGTTGCCTTGAGTGTAGTGACCCCAAGTGATATTTATGGACGGCTTAAACGTCGGAGCTGTGGGATTACCGTTGTAGCTCCACCCCGCGGTTACGTGATGAGCACCGTTGCAGCCCGGACACCAGAATGTGTAACCGCCGTCACTGCAGTCCCGAAGGATAGGAGAGATAAGAGCCATATCCCATCATAAGCTCAACCAACTTAAGAGAAAGAAAAAGGGCCCGCCGAATTAACGACGAGCCCTTAATGGAAGGTTTAGGCGCCGCGGGTGTTATTCGTCGTCGCTGTCCTTCTTGGACTTCTTCGACTTCTTGGACCCCTTGGCGGCCTTCTTGTCCTTCGACTTCTTGGCCGGCTTCTCGGCGTCGTCGCCGTTCGAGCGGATCTGATCGATCACCTCGTTGAGGTCCGACTTCGAGTCCCAGCCGTAAGACTTGCCGGCCTTCTCGATGCCCTTGTTGCGGAGTTGAACGCGGACCGAAGCCGGCTTGATGCCCAGCTTCTCGGCGATGTCCTCGACGCCGAACTTGAACTCGCGCTCGGCCGCGGCAGTTTCCTTCTCGGCCTTTTTGTCGGCCTTGCCGTTTTTCTTGTCCTTTGGCATATATCCCTCGTGGGCTTGTGTTGATGCACTAATGCAACCGACCATAGAACGCTTCTGTGATCGACTTCTTTCTTTTTACACTGACTACTATATCCGTGTCAATAGACTTCCGCACCGTCAAGAGATAAAAGTCGGCGGGTTCGTTTTGTTCAATAAAGTCAAGGCGCGAGAGCATCTGATCGTAGTCGATATAGGAGTGACCCATCGAATAGACGAAAGCCTTCCTGGCACGATACAAGTCGACGCCAACGCCGCCAGTCCTTTGTTGGCACACCATCCAGCTGAACTCGCCACGTTGAAAGCCGAGCAGCATATTCGTGCGGCGCTTGTCCCGCTTGATGTCTTTGACCTTGCCCCAGAGCTTCGCACCTGGTCCTAGGTCCATGCGCTCGAGTACTCGGGCAATCATGTGAACCTCGTGCGTATACTTGCAGAAAACGATGAACGGTTCTGATACACCGAAGGCACCATCGATCTTCTTCTGTATCCACTTCCGAAGCATCCTACGCTTCGTAGTACCGATCCAATGAACCTCGCCTTCCTCGTCCTTAATATAACCGCCCGTGATTTGCTGCAACTTTCCGATCTGTGTTATCTTGAGCGGAGTCTTGATTGTTTTGCCCTTGGCCTTGACGACCATGTTCCTCTCGAGTTTGCGGTATCGTTTATCTTCCTGTGGATCTAAATCGAACTCGACTAGGTGGACATTAGCTCCCTCGATCCCGGCGTCCTGCTTGGAGATCCTCATGACGTGAGGACTAATCAGCTCAGCGAACTCGTCCACACGGTCTTCTCGCATAGGAGCTTTACGCTTAGCGATCTGATAAGCAAGCATCATTCTCTGACGCTGCATCATGCCCATCTTTTTCTTCAAGTCGATGTTGGGCTTCTGAAGGAAATAGTCTTCGAAGTCACCCCACCTGTCGCCGAGTACCTCGACATCAACGAAGCGCATGATCGCCCACAGGTCCTTCGGATCTAAGTCCATCGGCGTTCCCGTGAGTGCTAGGCGGCGTTTGGCTGACTTAGCGATGTGCGCTGCATCGCGTGACGATTGCGACGTCCGGTTCTTAAGGCGCTGCGCTTCGTCCCATATGAAGCGATCCCACTTGCGACGCTTCAGCTTGTCACGGATCGGCGTGACTTGCTCGGGGTTCAGTAGTAGGACGCGGTGCTTGTTCGGGTATTTCTTCCGGTGGGCATCATAACTCTCAAGGTCACGGTGCACCGAGTACCAAGGGAGGCGCTCTCTTAGGAACTTTCCCCAGGTGCTCTCTAAATTGGTCAACGGCCCAACGAGCAGAACGTCGAGGGACACGTTTCTTTCCACGGTTAGTACTACGCCCGTAACCCAGGTCTTCCCCGTGCGCTGCGCGTAGAGTGCGGCAAATCCAGCGGTACTGAGTATTGCCTCGACGCCTCTTCTCTGGTGTCGCCGTAGCTGCTTTAACCAGGGATACTGCTTGCGCAGCACTTTCCACGATACAGGCAATCGCGCCCGCTTCGCGCCACTCAGCGAGAGTCTGGAGTTGAAGTTCGCTAGGCTTTCCGGTGAGAGGGACTTTGACCTCGAACTTGAAACTGATCCCTTCACAGACACCGTCGATGTCCGGTTGGCCGCTTTCCTGGAATGCTGAGCCATGAACCTTCCACCATTTCCCACCGCACTCTTTCAGAAGTGCTTTCTTGATGCGTTGCTGCAATCGAGACTCGGCCTTCTTGGCCATTAGACAACCAGAGGAGAGGTCGGTATCCGTGTCGGTTCAAACTTGAGAAACTCGGGTTTAGCATCCCTGCCCTTCTTGATCCACGTAGCCAACACTTCCGTAGACCCTTCGGGGATCAGATCACTCTCAACTGTCAGGATGACGTTGCCGGTAGCATCACCGACTATGACCACATCCTTAGGGAACTCGAGTAGATCACGTAGCAACTCTGCCGATATTTGAATGTCAGCTCGACGCATCACCCGCCTCCCTCTTCATAGCGAACTTGAGGGTGACCGTTCTAAGCACGAAGTTATCCTGAGTCTGATCCTCAGCATAGCGGACCTCCTGTGGAATAACCTCGCCCAACTTCAAACCCTCAGCGATAGCGGTGAACTGTTCGGTAACTTGATCTCTGTCAAGACCAAAGGGAAAGCTCTTCATGGTATTCTCCTAAGAAAAAGGGCGCCGGAATGAACCGACGCCCTTCCCCGGAAGCAACGACTTAGTCGTCGTCGTTCAACAGATCCTCGTCGTCGAGCGCTTCGCACACGGCTTCGCGCTTTTTGCCGATCTTCTTGATCTTGTCCAGATCGACATCATCCTCGAGGTCGTGCTTCTCCAGCAACTCCTGGAGCTCCTCCTCGTCCATTTCCATGACGTCGGACTTATCGACCTGCTTCGGTTTCTTGTCCTTCTTGGACTTCTTCGAGGACTTGCCCTCGTCGTCGTCCTTGGACTTCTTGCCCTTCTTGCCTTTCGGCTTTTCTGCGGGCTCGTCGTCCTCGAGCAGATCCTTCCGCTCGAGAGCCTCGATCACTGCCTCGACCTTCTTCGGCAGTTTCTTGAAGTCATCGAGGTCGAGGTCGTCGCCGTCGTCATCTTCGAGCTCGTGCTCTTCGATGAGCTTCTCGAGCTCGTCCTCGTCCATGTCCTCGACGTCCGAGCGACTGACCTTCTCGGGTTCGTCTTTCGACTTACCCTTTTTGCCGGCGCCCTTCTTGGACTTCTTCGACGATTTCTCGTCATCGTCGCCCGAGTAGTTGTCGATGCTGTCGAAGTCCGTGAGCTTCGCCCGCTTCCGACCGTTGTAGGTCTCGTGCGTAACGACGCCGACGAACTCCTTGTCGACCAGGTCGGACAGATCGATGTCCATCTCGTCCTCGGGAACTTCCTCGCCGAGCGCAGTCAGGAAAGCATGAAGCTTCCACAGGCTGTTCTCCTGCAGCGGGAAATACATATAGAGCTTGCAGCCCTTATAGTCGCCCGCGGAAATCTCGAACGTGCCCTCGATCTGGTCGTTCTTGTTGGCCGACTGACCTGTGGTCAGCTCGAGGACCTTGACCTTGTAGTCACCTTCGGGCGGAGTCTGACGGGACTCCACTCCTTTGAAGTTGACCTTGACCGACCCCTTGTCGGCTTTCTTCCTTCGTGCCATAACTATTCTCGTCCTTTCACGATGTCTATGATCTTCCGGTACGTGGGATCGATGATATAATCCGGAGCCTGGATCCCCTTGGGCTTACGGATCTTCGTGGTGTAGACCTCGTTCGGGCCTAACCGCAAACAGAATTGCTTCGTGATGGTTCGTTCTTTCTTCCCATCAACCTTCTTCGTCTTGACCTTGATGCGGATGAACGTGTTAGCCACGATATTGACCGACGCGCACAGGTCCTTGTTGACTGAGGGCATGAGCTTTGTGCCAACCTCAGGTGCAAGCTGATCGACACCATCGTCTTCTTCGTCGCCGGCGTTGAAGACTCTCTCCTGTGCGATGAACACTGAGTTGACCGGCAGACCGCGGATATCCATGATGACCTTGATTAGGTCCCCACTGATCTTTCCCCAATCCTGACGCGTCAGAACACCGAAGTCGCCGGCGCGTTTGCCTTTGGGGATCTTCTTGGTGGCGCCCGTCTCTTCGACGAGTAGTGTCTGGAGTTGAGACATGGTGTCGAGCACGATAGTCTTGTAGACCAGTTTATCCTTCGATGCCTTCTTGTGAAGCCAGAGGATCTGCTCGAGCAGGTCTTCGCTACTTTCGATGTCCACCACATCGATGCCCTCGACATCACTGATGGACTCTTCGCCGTTGTCGCGGATGTTTAGGTAGAGGATGGGTTTCGGCCACGAAGCAGCGAGTGTCGTTTTACCAGTACCGCTTCGGCCGTAGAGTGCGGAGGAGGAGTTCCGTTTCACTTCGCTGATGGGTTTAGCGTTTGGGGCTCGGTCCTCTTTGCGAACTGTCGTTGCCACTTACTTGGTCTCCGGGGTAAAGATGGCTGTCACATCAACGTCTATCACCCTAAGAACGTCTTTGTGTTGCTCTTCGTACCGACGGATCCGACCGATGACTGCGTCTCGGGCTTGTTCAACAATCTGATCCATGGTGTAATTGTATCCCCAGGATCCCAGACCTGTCATCTCGATGGTTACGATAGCCTTTGCTCCGACTGATCCTTTGCTGGGATCTCGGCCTCGTGATTGCCAAAGAAATCTCATCTGAGTTAGCCTTTCCGGGGTAGGTTGAGTGTTATACAGTGACCGGTCGCCGAAAGCAACCACTAATCCTCAGTGCGGTCCTTGTTTTCGCGCTTATGACTGAGGTCCTCGGATTGATATTCGCGCTTAAGCAACCACTCGAGGTCGGAGTCCTTGACCTCAGCCTCGCACAGCATCTGGTAGTCGCACCATGAACAGTGCCGCCCGATGTTCTGATCCTTCTTCTTGCCGAAGTTGTCCTGGATCTCTTTCGCTGTATCGACGAAGTCGTTCCAGATGTTGTCGACTACCCGAGGCTTCACGGGACTAAAGACACGAATGAACCGGTTGCGACGATTAGTCTCTGCATCGGCCAGCATCTTCGTGAAGTCTTTTCGCTTGTGACCCTCCTCCTCAATCCAAGCCTCGACGCGAGAAGGTAGAGTGTCAATACGCGCTTGACTGATCCTGCCTGTGGCTGTCAGCTCTCCTGGAACATTGCAAGGCTTGCTGCTGACATAGTCCCACAGGACGCCGTCTAGTGTAGGGAAACCCATCTCCTCAGCTGCACGGAAGTAGACGGATCCCTGAACTGATCGCCAACGCTCGTGTTCGCTGGGCATACGGTTGAAGGTCTTGTGTTCCATGATCCACTTCATCTTCCGAGCGCGGACCACGGCGTCAATCTTCCCGGTGAACCAGAGCCCGTCATCCAGCTCGATGCGGAACTCATACTCACTGCTTCGACCGTCATGCTCAATCGGTTTGACCGAACCCTCCCAGTAGTCGAAGTAGTCCTCCATGATATACTCGATGTCTTTGAGGATGTTGCCATACATCTCTCGTTCCTTGCGGAACATGGGGCCGAGTTCCTTCTCGAGCTTGCGAAGAACCTTGCGCCACTTCTTGCCTTCCATGTGAGCCTCGATCACTTCGTGAACGATAGACCCAAACATAAGAGGTCGGGTTTTCTTTTTCTTTTGGATGCCTAGAACGAACTTGTTATGGAAGGCGCGGCGGCACTGTCTCCAGGTCTTCACCTTCGATTGGCTGATGTTGATCTGTCCGTCCGCCATGAGCACATTGCTGTGGTCGTGCTTAGGTGCATCCTTAAGCGGAGGTCCTTGATTGTGGCCTATTCCAACTCGAGCTGCAGCTGCCTCTGTCGGGTTGAGGAGGATGTTCGCTTCTCTTTGCTTGCGCTCCCTGCGGCGATCTTTAATTGTTCGTCCAGCCATTTCTTCAATCCCTTCCCTGTGCTCCATGCTCCGATCTTGGCCTCAGCCTCGATGGGCACACTCATCTCAATGTCAAAATCATTCAGCAGCTCGGGATGTGACATTATCTCGAGACCGCGGTTATAGACATGCTCAACCTTGTCGAGTCTCACCCACATCAGGATTGCGTCGTGAACGGTTCCACAGATCCGGAACCAAGATCGACTAAACTCCTCACGCATCTGCAGAGCAGCCATAAGATTAAGCTCATTCGCAAACGACTGAACGGGTGAGTTAATTGCTTGACGCTGAGCCTCACGTCTTTCTGGCGTATCCCGACCTCCCATCGCTGCCGGAAGCCGGCGTTTCCGTCCGGATAGAGATCGGACGTATCCATTGACCTGAGCAAAACGCCTCTGCTTATCGTGCCACGCCGGAAAACCAGGATACAGTTCGAAGAAGGCGACTCGGGATGCTTGCGCTTCAGCGTCATTGACTTCAACTCCGTAGTTATCTCGAGCGTAGATCTTGAACTTCTTCCACCACATACCATATAGATAGCCGAAGTTGATTGCCTTCGCCTTCTTACGTGTTTCCTTCCAGTCGACGAAGGGCTCCAGTGCTTTAGTCTCTGCCCACTTCGCAACTGTCTCGACCGCTTCGTCACCGCCGATCTTTAGAACATACTCAATTGCTTCGGCATACCCCATCTTTCTGCCGCCGCTGTGGATCCTAGCAGTCTTGATGACTTCTCTCTTGTATCCTCCGCCACGTTCAATCTCGCGTATCGCAGTTTCCCAGTGAGGGTCACCCCCATTGACGAAAACTCGTAGCAGGTTAAATTCATTCGCAAGCTCTGCGGCGATGCGCAGTTCAATCTGTGACAGATCCATTTCAATGAGGACCCATCCATCCGGTGCAGTAATGAGTGATCTAATTCTTGGATCGCGAGGGACCTGCTGGAGGTTAGGGTGCTCGCAGGATAGTCGTCCGGTAACTGTACCATGCAGTTTGAATACTGGATGTAGCCGTCCTTCAAGATCAATGTAAGGACGCCATCCCTCAATAAACGAGGAGAGCTGCTTCTGCGCAGCCCGAAATTTGAGAAGGTCACCGACCATGGGATGGTCAATTCGGAGTAGGACGCTCTCACTAACACTGTTCTTGCCTCCTGCCGTCTGTTCGACGGGTTTGATCTTAAGGACGTTGAACAACAGATCGGCGAGTTGATCCGGGCTACCCCAGTTAATCTTGCCTTTGTTCGGTCCCTTCGCATCGACCTTGACAGCCTTCTTCGCCCACTTGTCAAGGTTTGCTAGCGCCGTGACAACCTCGTCACGCAAATAGACTTCGGCATCGTCCATCTTGTCGAGGTCAATCTGGACGCCGTTAAACTCGGCCTCGATGAATAGCTTGATACACGGTACCATGATGAGCTCATAGACTCGCTTGGTATCATGATCCTCGTTCATCATGCGGCGCAGAACCCTACGCAGCAGACGCGTATAGTAAACGTCATGAGCTGCATACTTGGCGTTCTGTGGGGACCAGGACGTCTTCTCTTTGCCGTCGATGTTCCAGTCCGGCGCGCCGAGGAATTTCTGTGCAAGGTACTTCAGGTCGTGGCGATCATTCTCGTCCAGCATATAGTGAGCGAGCATGGTGTCGTCATCCACTCGCCACTTAACGCCGAACCGAACCAGCATCCACAGGGCATCGAACTTCCCGTTGTGGAATACTGTCTTACACTTCCGTAATTTGCGGGTGACAAGCTTAACGATCTTCTTGAGTTTTTCCGGGGACCATATGGCCGCCGTTTCCATCGGGACAACCCACTGCCGCTTGCGACACCCGAACTGCATAGCCACGACACGTGGTAGGTTGTTCGAGCCGTGAGTTTCTTTGTGCTGTCGCAGCAATTCCTTCGATGCTCGCCCCTGCTCGATGAGCTCATCCTGCATCGTCGTGAAAGGATAGAGTCTAGATGTCTCAAGATCGGATGACACTAGACCCGTCAGGTCTTTGAGCATCGCCTTGACTTTGTCCCAGTCATCGACGATATGGTAGTCAAGGCCCCGTTCTTCGGGTATGCCCCCGAACTTGACGCACTCTGCTAACCTCTTCAGATCAGCATCGATCACGTCTATCCACTTCTCGTCGTGTAACGCTAGGTTTGGGTGAAGAATGGGGAGGAAGATGCGACCACCCTCCTCGAACGGCTTTCCTCGCAGTTTCGTGATGCCGGTCTTGTCGATCACTGCTTGACAAGGAGTGTTGCCGAGCAGCACCACGTACCGGGGATCCTTGCGATCAATTCTCGACAGGATCTTGGGACGAGCCTGCTTAATCATCGTCTTGGTGACATTCTTGCCTTCAGGCGGCGCCATCTCCAGGACGTTGATCCACCGGAAGTCGTCCTCCTCGAAACCCGCATGGAGCATGGCCTCGAGTAGGATTTTCTTGGCGCGGGGATTTATGCTTGGACTTTCCCCAACGACCATTACTTCTTTATGGCTCACGGAAGTTCTTCAACCCTTCGAGTAAAGTGCTCGACAATATAACCCGCGGGCGTGACCTCGTAAACTTCCGTGCGGCGGAATAACTCCAGGCTCTCCGGACACGGGTAGTGACGCAGCGATGCAAGCGCTGACATATCCCGATAGGGAACCTCGAAGAAGACGCGACGAACGTAGAGCGCTGAGCTGACGATGAGCAGACAGCAACTCGGACAAGGTGCATCTGTCGAATATAGGTCCACGTTCGCACCATCTGGCAATAGCTTTGTGGCTACCGTCAGCGCATTGTGCTCGGCGTGAAGGGTACCGCACATCCCCGGAACGATGCCCGGGCAGTCATTGCCGGCGCAATGCTCCGCACCCGGCTCTTGACCGTTCCAGCCGCTGCTGACCGGGTTGTTTTCATGCACGATCAGGGCGCCGACGTTGCGACGAAAGCAAGTCGACCTCATCGAGGCCGCTCTTGCCATCATCATGAACATCACCTCCCGGCTTATTCTTCCCATGGCGTAAGTCTCCATTCCTCAATCCACTCATTGTGCGCGGACCCATTGTGGATCCACGAACACTGATAGGTGATATACATGATATTGCCGGCAGCAAGTCTAAAGTTGATAGCGCAGATCGTGACAGGCATATCCCGGTCACGGTCAATAGACATCCTGTCGCCGTGAGCGTAGAGGCAACTAAGTTTCATTGTGCTGATCCATAGAGCATGTGGTAGTCGTTGCGGAAGATGTGGAGAGAACCGATCTGCATGATGAATAGTCCAGGTGTGACATCATTCCAGTCTCGACTGCATAGTCGGCAGGACTCCAGAACCCACAGGAGCAACCTGACGGTGAGGTAGAGGTCATCCCGGAAATGTCTAACGAAATCACAGGATCGGATGTGGTAGTTGATGTCGAGTTTTCCATCTCGCATAAGAAAATGATAGCCGATTGTGCAAGGCGCTCGTTTAGATCCTCCTCCGGTGTCCTCCGGAAACCAGACGGGGAGGTAGGCCTGCCGTGTGTATGGATCGGATGAAAGAAGCTGAACGACATCGCCGAGGTCTCCATAGTTATACATGATACCCCGACGAGTCTCGGGATCACTGCCTGGCATCACATCCACCATACCGATAAACTGATCGGCGGTCTCGTGAGGGCCGGCAACATAGCCCGCATGCTTGGGCCAATACCTTTCCATGTAGTTGTGGTTGAACATCCCTCGATCATCAAGGAAGGAAGCGGCGGACTTATTGTATGGCCAATTCTGCCACTCTAGTCCTGGATTGATCGGGTAACCACAGACGCGTTCACGGAAGTGGTCTTCGGCCCAAGGCATGTTAGGTTTGATGTCCGCAGCATAGAGATCCCGATCCTCATGCGGTAGCGGAACACTGAAAGCTGTATGGGTCAGTTCGTGAGTAGCCATCTCAGGCCGAGCAGCGATGTCAGCTCCCTGCCAACGAGCGGAGTGAACAACGTGGCTCTTATATCGCAATCGGTGCGACAACTGCTCACAGGCTGCAGCGAACGTGGGAAACTGATAGGGTCTCATTCATCTTCTCCATCGGGATCAGTATAGTCGTTGTTATGGCCGGGATGATTGTCTCGAAGATACTGCACGAGCTCACGACGGCGACGGCCCTTGATGCGCTTATCCGCATCCATCTTCACGCGGAGCGCCTGTGCAAACTTAGCGATACCTCGATGATGCTCCTCACATACGTATCGAGCAGACCACTTGACGATCCAGTCGAAGAAATACTTATCTTTCGTCTTGATGCGCTCTAGCTCAGCTACCGGGTCATCGAGGTGTGGGATCAGGGTCACGAAATACATCGGGTGGACAGTGACGTTGGCGAAGTGACAGGTCATCCCCAGGAACTTCATACCGGTAAAGTCGAAGTCCTTCAATAAAACGTCCCGGATGAATATCAAGTCGGCGGGGAACTTCTTAAGCAGCTCGGTTGTGCGGTAGAAGACATCGATTGCGTAGGACGCCTTCTTTCCGCCTTTGATCTGGGTCAGTGTCACCGACTGAATGCACGGGCCCATCACCGAAGCTCGTTTTGATTTCTTCTCGATGTCGTTCTTCACGAAGTGGTTGTAGGTGGTAAACCCCGCTGACCCATAAGAAGTCTTCTTGCGTCGAAGGTTCCAGAGCATGATCGCCGCCTTGATCGACTCCAGGTGCAAGTACCCACGAGTAAGATGACCGATCTTATTCTTCGTATAGCCACAGTCTTCAAGGGTGAGTGGATCGCCGTTGTCCCACAGGCCTAAGAATGTCACAGTCCTTGGTCTGATAATCTTGCGACATCCCGAGTAGAGGTCCGCCTTGCGGCGACACATCTTCAGGACTTCGTCGATCCACTCTTGCTTCATCTCCGTGCCTCGATCTTGGCTCGAACGAAGCAGTCCTTTGCCTCGAGCATCTTGCGCAGGCCGGCGGATTTCTCCGCACAGTCAGGCAAGATATCATCCATCACCCTGGCCATATCGCCCATGGGTGCTGAGACTTCCTTCAGGTCATCGGGCAGATGCGTAAAAGCAAAGTGCCTCATTATGGGACTTCCCATAGTACCTCCTATTGATTGGTGCCCATGAACTCAGACTCCGGCTCGGGCTCACCGAAGATCTCATCGAAGACCGCGTTGTCGGTCACCAGGTCACGGTGATCCGGAGCAGTCCAGCCGGGTGGCTTACCGATGTCGAACTTCGCAACCCGACCGGTCTCCGCACTGTTGCGCGTACCGTCTTCGGCTACCTCGACACGAACCTTCGCCATGTTAGCCGTGACCACTCGACGCCATGCCTCGAAGAAAACCTTCCGACCGAACTGAAGATCGGCCGTCCCGAGCACCACCCAGATAGAGTCACACAAGGCATCGAGTTGAAGCTCCAAGGTGTTCAGGATGTCGCGGCGATCCTTGCGTTCGACGGCATCAACCAGCTTCGGATACTCGTCGCGGTACTCATGCGTTTCCTCGTCGTGGAAGTTGGTGCGAAAGTCATGCAGGTCCTGTGGAAGCATCCGCGGCTTCCCAAGGTACTCCTGACCGAACTTCGCATGGAACGCGTTCACGTCACCGAGTAGATCCGGGAAGTCATGATCGCGGACGTGCAATCCCTTGCTCACCATGTCAGCCTGAGCGAGAAGAACCATCTTCATCCAATGATGATCGTGGGATGATTGGTTCCTATCGAAGTTCGCGGCGCTGATGAGCATATGCCGAACGTCTCCGACCTCTTCAACCCTGAAGGAGAAGCGAGCAACTATCTCTTCCTCAAGGTCTAATACCTCAATGGAACTCTCGCCAACCACTTGCCGGTCATCAACCATATTCTATTCCTTTCAGGCTTTGGTATATTCGTTGAAGAAGTGGACCGTCGAGATGAGCCGATCCATGTCATCGCCAATGCGATAGACGAAGTGAGCATGCTGAGCAGCCCACAGGCGGTACTCGTTCAGCAGATCTTGTTGGTGCTGAGTGAGAAGATGTTGGTGCCGCTCGGTGTCATGCGGCTTGAGTTCGTGACCTTCATATCCCCGCTCGCCTGCGTCACAGTATATGAGGATAGGCTTCGCGTCATAGAAGATCATCGTGCGGCCCGGCGTGATCGGGTTACCCTCCTCACGGAACTTCCCGTAGATTGCATTGGATATGACGGGATGCCGAACGAACAGACATCCCTCCTTCTGCTCATAGCGATCAACGCGAGCATTTATCTCTTCATCGCTCAGAGGCGGCCCTTCGCTTTCTTGCACGATAAGTTCCATATAATCGGCCATGCTCTCGGCGAGAGTGCTCTTGCCAGAGTTATCCATACCCTCAATTACGATCATCTGATTTTGCCCCACTGGTTGACCGGGAAATGTTTTGACAATATATTCTCTGGTTCGTGCCGTTGTCAACCGGGGGCTCCGTGGGTTCGTTGAAAGATTTCTTTAGTGTAAGAGCTGCGGCCCGTGAAATCGGGATCGACTATATGGCTCTACACAAACGCATACATCGTGGTACCGTTAAAGTAGAGAGGCCGGGCGAACATATCGTCCTTGTTCCTGCTTCAGAGGTAGAACGCCTGAAGAAGGAACGTCCATCGTGTTAATTCCGCGCATATGGTCAGAACAACCTGGTAAGTTTTTCTGTATCTCAACCAAAGACGGTGGAGGGAAATGGAAAGATCATTTCTTTACACCCGATGACTTTGGTACCATCCGCCAGTTCCTACGAGATAACGATGACAAGAACATCTATTTCTGTCCGCATGGGTTCAATCGCCGAGTTCGTCAGAAGGGAGAGGCTGTCCTTCCCAATCTGCTTTGGGCTGATCTTGACTTTGCTGATCCTAATGGGATGAAACCTAAACCGACGATGGCTATTGAGTCGTCGCCGGGCAGGTTCGTCGGCCTGTGGGTATTGAAGGAACAGATGTCAGAGTCGCTCAATCGACGGCTCTCCTATCATCTCGATGCTGACCATGGCGGTTGGGACTTAACTCAGGTTCTGCGCTTTCCCGGGACAAAGAACTTCAAGTATGCTGCACAGCCCAAGGTCCGCGTCCTGTGGGATGACGGTCCTATTTATTCGGTCAAGCGCATCGAGAAATACCTACCCGAGGAAGATCCTGAGGAGGAAGGCGAAAACCTATCCGCTGCCGAGGTATTCGAGCAGTACCAGGGAAAGCTACCTAGGTGGGTTAGACGTGAGCTATTAGCCAAGAAGATTACGGGACGAGCCGACCGCAGCGAGATGTTGTGGAAACTGGAGAATGCTTGTATCGAGGCAGGCATGACCCTGGAGGAAGCATTCGCCGTCATCAAGGGATCGGCATGGAACAAGTTCAAGGGTCGCCGCAACGAGGAAGCCCAACTCAAGCGTGAACTGTCGAAGATCGTTGAGCACCAATTCAAAGAAAAGCCCAAGGGTGCTGATAAGCGTCACCGCAAGTCAGACGACGAGGAGTCCGAGGAGGAGAAGCGTCCCCACGGGTTCATCAAGTTCGAGTCCATGGATGATGTGAAGGAGGAAGAGCTCGACTTCATTTGGCGACCCTACCTTGCTCGGGGCGAAGTGACAATCCTTGAGGGCGACCCGGGGCTGGGGAAGAGCTACCTAGCCCAGATGGTGGCGGGGTCGATTGCTACGGGTCGTAGAATAATCAGTCCTTACAAAGGCTCGCCTCGAGTCACTGGTCCCGTTGTCTATTTCGACATGGAGAACAGTGCAGGATCGGTAACCAAGCCTCGCTTGACACAGAACGGCTTCAAAGACTTCTCGGGCATGTATAACGTCGTCCAGCAACCCTTCAGCATCGATGATGAAGACGCGAAGGACTATATCTACGAAGAGTTTGAACGGATCAAACCTGTTCTAGCAGTCTTCGATACCCTCAACACCTACATCGGTAAGGCTGATACCCACAAGGGGTCTGAGGTTGCTCAAGCCTTCGGGTTCTTCATGCAGCTCGCCCGCGACTTCAAGTGTTCCGTGCTTGTGCTGCGTCACCTTGTCAAGGGCGGAGGATCCGCGATCTATCGGGGTCAGGGATCGATCACCTTCGCCGGTCTTGCTCGTGTCGTTATGTCTGTGGGCGTAGATCCTGACGACACAGAAACTCGAGCAATGGCGATCACCAAGATGAACTTCGCTAAGCCTCCACAGGCGTTGACGTTCCGCATCGAGGAGCGCAAGAAGGGAGCATCCGAGTTTGTATGGGGTGAGTTTGTGAACCTGTCATCGCAGGAAATCATGGACGCTGCTGCTGAGGCACGAGCTGAAGGCAAGCAGGGCAATCACATGCAGGACGCGATGGAATTTCTCGAAGCAACCATCACCAACGCTCCGACGCCTATCGACAAGCTGTATAGGATGGGCGAGAAGCGGTCAATCTCGACGAAGATGCTTGATCGTGCGTCCTCGAAGATGGACGTGACTAAGCGGGTGAAAGGCAAAGGTAAAGAACGCGTTGAGACTTGGGAGATTAAGTCCGACGATGATGACGACTCCGAAGAATAGGGGCCCTGTACTTTCCTGGTACAGAGCCCCTACGGGAATTGTCTCACCTGAAAGTATCCAAACCCCAGGAGAACCTGATCCGTCTAGAACCCCGCGTAGATCAGGAAAATGTTCGGGGCAAAGTCTTCACACGGCAGCCTCCCTTCTTGATCGAGCGATCAGCATTGGCACGTTGACCTTAGCATAATCGCGCACTGGGAGCTCCCAGTCAACCACCATCATCCAGCGATGTCTTTACCAGAAAATGCCGGTAGTGGCAAATAGTCGATTGACGCCTGGATGCCAGGTGATTATAGTGGCAATCGCGTCAATGACGACGCACAGCAGAGGGATATGAAGATGAACGATTTGGCGAAGTTAAACCGCCTGCGCGTTAATGCAGGCAAACCCGAACTCGCGTCTTTCAAAGCGTCTCCGAAAAAACTCGACCAGGCGATCAAGAAACTCGAAACTGCCGGCTTTACCGATGTGCTCCCGGGAGCGAACAAGGAAGCTGCACCTGTCAGCGATGATCCTGAGGTTCAGGCTGCACGGCCCGCAGAAGAACCCGCCGAGAAGAAGGAACCGACACAAACGAAGGGTAAGCCCTCGCTTGCACGGGGTCTTGATACCGACAGCTACGCCAAACATTCTCGAACCGCGGTCCGCGATCATCGTGAACGCGAGAAGAGGGAACATGCCAAGCTATCGCCCGAGGATCGGAAGCAGATCGAGGATGAGGCAAGACTTCGGAAGGGTGAAGTCGATGCCAAGAAGGATCCCAAGAAGGCTCAGCGCCAGAAGGATCATATTGCCGAGAAGCAGGCCAAGCGCAAGGCAGCCGGCAAGGTTTCCAAGTCCCGCGAGAAGAACCCCGACGAGATTACCGTTGCGGACATCGCCCGTGAACTGGACATGGATCCCAAGATCGCTCGTGCGAAGCTTCGGCGACACGAGGACAAGATCAACAAGCTCCACACCAAGGGGCAGGATCGCTGGACCTTCCCGAAGTCTGCTCGCAAGGTTATCGCCGACATCCTCAAGTAATGCGGGAAGAAAATAGTGGCACTGGTGAGTTGATTACCGGTGCCCACTATGCGATAACCTACAGATCGCAATAACGCGATGGAGAAAGAGATGTCCAACTTCGAAGAGATCGCGAAGGCGAAAGCTAAGATCGCGAAGCTCATGAACATGACAGTCGAGAACGGCTGCTCGGAGGATGAGCAAGAAACAGCAATGGCTATGGCTGCAGGTATCGCTACCCGGTTGGGTATCGAATTGGCCTCGGTCCCGGCGGCCGGCGCTGAACCTACCAAGCGCAGAGCAACGAAGAAAGCCTTCAATCAGGAATGGAAGGTTCACCAAGTCCTCGCGTTCCAGGCTGCTGCTAAGCTGTATGGCTGTGAGCTCTACACTTACAGTCATGGCAAAGGCGGTTGCTATTTCATCGGCCGGGATGAGAACATCGAGTTGGCGGAACAGACTGCCTTCTGGCTGATGCGTCAGGTCGAGTTGCT